TACAGAGGTTCTACAAAATACATATACAGGGTGATATTCGTGGTATATTGTTTGAGCAACCTCTGGCGGATTATTTCTTGCCCCGCCATACCAATTTTGATCCAAACTATAGAAATAATTTTGAGTAGCGCTTTCTATAATAGCAACATGACCACATCCGTTACCATATTCGTAAGGAAAAACAACTAAAGTACCTTTTTTAGGAATATAAGAGTTATAATTTTTTACAACATTCGCGTATCCGTTAAAATCATTAACAAAAGGTATATCTTTAGCGTACATACCACTTAAAGTGTGACCTGTTACGTAGTACCAATATTGATTGGCTAAATCAAAACATTGTGCGCCATAAACACCGTCGAAATCCCACCAATAACCTTTTAACCTGTCTAAATAAGCATGCGCTTGACTTCTAGTTTTATTTGTCATTAATCATTACCTCCAATTGGTGCTTTACCATTTGTATTTTCTGTTCCAGCTTTAACTTCATGCAATTTTTGTTGTCCTTTTTGTGCCGCGCGAGAGAAATTATTATTTTTCCACCATGTCCACAGGGAAACTGCGCCAGTAATAATAGAACTAATAGTCACTTCATCTACTGGAATAGGCGAAATGTTTTTAGTAGCTAAAAACTGGTTAACCCAAGCTAAAATAAATACGATTGTTCTTACAATTGAACCTACGTCTGTTCTCATACTCATATCTCCTTTTTAAGTAAAATAAAAAGACCTAACCACTATCGATTAGATCTAAAATCAAAATTCACTAATTATTTATCTATATTTATCTCTGATATAATACATACCTTTTAATCCTACTTTTTTGTATAAACTGTTTATTGTTGTTGCTTGGAAATTACACCACTCAATCGCAGTAGCGTATTGCATATGTCCAGGGTTTTTAGGGTTCCAACGCATTCTGTATAATGTGTTTTTACCTTTGTTGAAGAATTGTTTTCTAACGAACTTAGCGCCACCTATAATACCATTACGTGGACTCGTCCACCCTTGACGTCTAGCGTATGCTATAGAAGCGTTAGGGTTGTTGTCGTAAGCTGCAATACCAAAGTAGTTGTAGATACCATAACGTCCACTAGCAAAGTTACTACGGCCATATCCACTCTCTAAGAAAGCGTGAGCGATTAAGTAAATTTCATTTACATTGTACTTCTTACAACCGTCTGCAAAAGCTTTACCTTGTCCAGATAAAGTGCCTTTACCTTTAAGTATCTTATTCAACTTACTTACTGATATACCTTGATATTTTCCTAAATCTAGCATTTGATAGCGTTGAGTTGAACTATTCCATATAGTGTTAGGATTCATATACTTACTTGTTTGTGACCTAGAAGCATTACCCCAACCCCAACTATAAGATTTTTGAGGCATGCCATGAGCCATTTGTGCATTAAGCGCTTGTTGGAAAGTATATTTACTTTTCTCTACAACTACACGAGGTTTATTTGAAGTTCTGTTTGTCGTTTTACCTGTCGACTTATCGTTCTGTGAAGGATTGTCGACCGAAGTTTTAGGTTTAATTTTTATCTTTGTCTTTGTAGTTGTTGTAGTAATTGTTTCTGTAAGTAATTTATCTCTTTTCAAATATAAACCGATAATTTTCTTCTCGACTTCTTTATATTTACTTTCATCAGGAATACCATTTTTGATTAAGTCGTAATTGATTAAATCTTTCATAGAACGCCATATGTTAGGATCTGCTTTGATTGACGATTCAGAAAGTTTCACCTTACTCCAACTTAGCAACCAAACGCCGTAGATTAACGCTCTGATTTGATTGAGCATGAATTGGCGTTTGCTATCCGTTTGTCCTCCGCAAACTTCCATAACAAGCCAACCTGGATGTTCTGGTGCTTCTTCTGAATCAGGTCTAGGTGTCCATACACGCTCACGGTCTATATATACATGAGGGTATTCATCTTCATTCACATATTTATTACGTTGTAAATACAATTCTTCAACAGAACGCATATGTGTACTCTCTTTGATATATATACCTTTTACTTTCCCTATCAACTTTTGCCCTTCAACCATATAATGATAAATATATTCCAAATCATCGTCTAAATCATATGCGAACGATGTATAGGAAACTTTGGTAACCTCTTTAGTTATAGGTTTCGTTTGTTCTTTTGTGTTTTTAGGAGTGTTTTCATTAGAGGGTTTGGACGGTGTACTACTTGGTTTCGATGGTTTCTTAGTTTCTGCGTGGTAGGGAGGTCTGACGAACCCACTTATACCATAGTATGTGTGTTTTTCTAACGAACCGGGAGAACCGGTATAACCGTTTGCATTTCGCCAATTTTGATCCACACTGGTGAAGTAACTCTTGTTAGATGGACCTACTACAACAGCTGTATGTCCTGTGCCATTATTAAAAGAACCTGTACCCCATACAGCCATATCTCCGGGTTTCGGAACAAAGTTTCTAGTATTCCTATAGAATTTGAACCCTTTAGGATATCTATACCACGCCATAGCAATCGCATTTCCTGTTGTTTTGAAATGCCAATATCTATTGAAAATGTAGTTTGGTAAATCCCACAATTTTGTTACGATGACAATCGCCACTTGTCACCTTCTTCATATTTCTATGAATGTTCAGACTATATCATCAACCTATTAGGTTGCTCCCCGTTTCCACTCGCTTGAGTGTACGTCTTTCGACTAGTCGTTGCACGTTCCTATTTATAGGCTTCGCTCATGATTGCCTACAACATAACTTGTTTAGGGTTCCCATGAATTAGAGGAGTTTGCTATGATGATTACTCATCAAAGGTGCTAGATTCAACACTGGGCGCCATAATAACCATCTACATCAACTCTTCTGCCAATCATTCTTTTTGCCCATGCTGCAACTTCCGAAGCAGTAGGTTTTCTTTTTTTAGGGCTAGGTAATCCCATATATCCACCTCATTTCTGGCATAATAAAAAGCCGATACATAAGTACCGACTTAGTTTCCAAATAACAACGGAGCAATTACTTTACTTAATGTTTCAAGTAAAGCGAAAGCACCTACAATCAAAGCACCTAATGTTTTGTTAGACAGCTTTTTTTCTTCTAATATAAATTGTTTATCTTCAATTTTGCTATCTAGTGTTTTTCTAATATCTCTAACTTCTCCGTTGACTTCTTCAAAACGTCTATTTGTATTAGAGTTTGATTGTCTTAACTCCTTTACAAGCCCTTCAATACTATTTGCCATTCTATCTGTGTTCTTTTCAGTGTTAGCGGATGTTCCTTTTAATTCTGTAATGGCTTGTATAGTTTCTGTGTATCTGTCATCATGCTTTTCATCCACTTTGTATAACTTTTCTGATGTCTTTTCTATATTAGTTTCAGCTTTATCCATGCGTTTTTCTAAGCTAGTAATTCTTTGTTCTTCTATTGTTTTTTGCATAAAATTAAAACCCCAATTGCCACTAAGATAAATTGTATGATGCCAATGCTTAAATTGATGTAATAAGTAGTGAACATTTCTGCGCCACTCACAGACAATAAACCGAAAAGCACATGAATAAAACCGCTTAAACTATTACCCAAAATGACAAAAATAGCGTATATTTTACCGTCGGAAAACATTGCTGCAATTAAAAGGAAAGAACCGATTAGCATAAACCACCCCATAGTTTGTATATCAAAATAAAGGCTTATTTTTGTATACAAAAGGGATATTTCTTCTAATTCATCTACAGTTTTATCAATCCATTCAAAACTTCTAATACCACCTGTAACAGCAAGTAATAAAAGCAAAAGATTAGACATTAAATCTGTTGTATTTATTTTTCTCATGGTTAATCCACCAACTTCACTTAAAATAAAAACCACAAGCTATTTAACTTGTGGTTCGTAATCTTTACCTGTAGTTTCTTTAAATTGTTCCGGAGTAATCCAACCAACTCTAACAAACTTTTTGAAAGTTTCGTCAGTGTATAATTTTTTCTTATATAAATCGATTACTACTTTATCCATATTATGCTTCCCCCAATTTTTGATTTGCTTGTTCTTCAGTTATTAGTGCGATGTTCTGCTTCAAACTCATAACCTCTTCTTGTAAATCGACAACTAAGCTAGTTAATTTAGCTATAGCAATATCTTTGTCATCAACAGGAATTTCTACTTCAGGCAACATCTTTTCTAGCTCATCTTGGGTTTGTCCAACCCATTGTTTACCGTCATAATAGCAAGGTAAGATGATACCTTGAGGAGGTTGGTTCTCTGTCCATTTTTCATCAGGATAAACATATTCATCTTCTTCGTTTTTGTGAACAATAATTGCTTGTCCATTTTTCCATAAATAAACTACTTTCATTTCATCACTCCGTCCATTCATATTGACCGTAAATATAATCTGTATCAGTCCACGCTGATGGATCTACAGTAGCGTCAAAATTCACTGTTCCTGATGTGTTCAACGAAATACGTCCGCTGTTTTTGTTTCTAGGTGCACTTATTGAGAAAAACATTAAGTTTTTGACGAATTCTTTAGGTAAAAGTGCAATAGTCTGTCCATGTTTGATAGTTGTAGCATTAATGCGTAACATTTTCTTAGTAACTCCATTTTGTGTGATTGTTCTGTACGCACTAGTAAATCCACCTTTGGAAACTAAGTCGTTATGAGGTGACGCACTGTTCACTAGTTGTAAATCAATCCAACCAGTATCTACAACGTCAGAACCTACACGTTCCCATTCGCTCCAACCGTTATAAAATCTCTTTTGGTATATAACAGTCGAATTATAAGGTTGATAACGTATAAGCATAACGCCACTTTTTCTTTCGTACTTTGTTAGCCAACCGTTACTGTTAGTGTTATCTGGGTTATTGGAAGTCCGAACGACATATCTTGTGCCAATGGATAAATTTATTAATTGTTCTCCATCGTCAAAATCTACTTGTAGGTCAGCATCATAAAAATTAGTTCCATCATCATTAGTGAGTTTGTGCTTTTGCCAATTAGCTTCTGTGAACTTTTGTTCAACATACGCTGGCGTTGTAAAACCGTCATTCTCAAGAGTTCCATTAAACGCATTAATTTTTTCATCAATCGTTGCATTAGCTTGATTAACATTAGAATTAAAAGCGTCCACATTGCTATCGTAAGTTTTTTTGAACGTATCAGAAGCTAAATCATATTCCGTCTTGATAGCGTCACGTTTAGCATCTATTTGTCTTAAGGCTTCTTCTCTCTCTAAGTCAATACTTTCATTAGATGACATTAATGCGTCTGTAATTGAAACAATAGCGTCTGCTTGAGCTTTGTTTATCTTAATTAGATAATCTTCAGCTGTTTGTCTTATAGTTTCAATCAATGTTTGTGTATCGCCTATATCTTGCTTAAGTTGTTGCACTTTCTTTTCTAATTCAGAGCGCAACTCATCAAACATGCGAATGTAAGATACTTTAATGTCGCTTTCGATTTGATTGATAAGACTGTCGCGTACCGTGAATTTAAAAGTACCTAACACAACAGTATCGTCTTTTCCCACATTGTTTACATCGTTGAGCGATAAATAAATTTCACCCAACACTTCAGAGTCGACAACGTTTTTTAAAAACCATTGTGGTACTGTAATCCCAATTATCCCTTTCATTGGATCAATGAATTCTACGTCTAATACACCTGATGTACTAGGTCGTTTTTCTTCTGTTCCGTTCGCAGCTTTAAAGAAAGCATAACCTTTAACATTCTTATCGCTGATTAACAAAGGTTTGTTGTCTTTTTGTACTACAAATTGAAATTTAGCAGTGTTTTTATCGAGATTATAAAAACCGATACCTCTATTAGATATCGGTTGTAAATATGGTTCTTCGTTTAAATCAAGTTTACCTACTTTTTCTAATTCCATTATTTAGCACCCCACAATACTAATGCTATTGCACATCCACGTTCTTCAGTGTATTCAGAAGTTATTTTCATGACACGACCTTTACCATTCACATTATCTTTATATCCTACACCTGCTCTACCGTTGATATAGTCGCCTGGTATAACGTCTTTTTCAATGTTCGTGTAGATTTGACCTAATAATCCGACTACATTCCATTCAGGTCGTTCTGAACGTGATTGATAATCGATTTTGTCGTTATATTCAGGGTTTTCTACTGGTATGTCACGCCATTCGAAAGAAACATTTCCTTCATCGTCTACAAATTCAACTTGTTTTCTGTTTGTAATCGTTACTCCATACTCATTTTTTAAAAATCTATCTTTATGGTGGAATGTTTTTTCATTTGCTACCAATGCAGCAGTTCCAGATATAACGCCAATTGGTGTGTCATTAGGTTGCGCTTTTCTTATCTTATCGCCGTCTAATGTAACGATAGTTCCTAAATCGATTGCTAATCCATTTTGTGACTCAAATAACTCTGCGATATCGGCACTATCTTGTTTAAGTTGACCGGCTAAAGTTAAGTTTCCTGAATAAGTGCTTAAATCAAATTTAATGTTAGATGTAGAAGCATTACCACTAGAACCATATCCAGCGACAACATGATAGTTACCAGGTGACTTAACACGATTACTATTAAGAATTAATTGTGTGTGTCCTGACTTGTCTGTTTCTGAATTTAACGAGTTGATAATACCACTACGTGATCCATAAGATTTGGAGTTAGCACCAGAACCTAATACAAAGCTACGATTACTGTATGCTTTCGAACCACCTGTTGACGCAATAACTGCACTAGCATTAGCTACGCCTGCACTTCCTGTAGACGCTATACTAGCACCACCTTTTCCAACTGTAGGAGGTGTGTCGTATTTTTCGCCGGCTATCCATGCAGGTGTTGAATAATTGTTTGCTGTGATACCACTAATCATAGCGTGGTTATTTGTCAAACGTAATCCTATGCCCGAACCATTACCGTGTAAGTTACAATTAGTTATTTTAGTATCGTATATTTTACTTCCAACACCGATACCGATATTGTTAGATGAATTCCAAATATTGATATTGTTTAAAATAACTCTTGAAGGTCTATTATCTCCGCCAAATAATCTAATATCTACTTCTGCATTTTTAAAGTTACGCACATTAATATTATTAAGCGAGATGTTTTCGGACATGAATTGGATGGCTATTGCTGGTTGTTTTTTATCTAGTTTTCCACCTTCTAATTTTCCGAAATCATCATCACCAATTGCAGTGAAATTATTGACTGATACATTTTTATAAGCACTGATTAATAATGCTCTAGGTGTTGAGCCTGGATACACACCATTGTATTTAGGGTTTAAAGCTAAGCAATTATTTAGCACCACGTCATAAGCAGTCAAACTTTTATTGTCCGTTTTAGCTCTATGATGACCGATGTGTCGAATGTTGTAAGCTCTTGTATCTTCGATTGATACGTGACCGTTAACGAACACACCACTTGCAGCACTTGCATTACTGTGTGCTTTGATTTCTAAACCACCGAAGTTACCTTTGGTTCTGTTGTTTGATAAGAACACATATTGTGAGCCATCGTCAATTTCTACACCGTTGTTATTACTTCCGCCTGTTGGTGTATGTGCATAACAATTAGAAATTGTAATGTAACGAGAGTGATGGGTAGTGATACCATCATCTCCGCAACCATATACCTCACAATTATCAATATGAATATGCTTACTTTCTAATGCGTAAGGCACTCTGTTTCCATCGCCTTCGTAGTAATAATTGTCATTTGCATATGTTACATCGATACAGTGTAGTAAAGCGTCATATGATTTAACGTTATAGATATATCCATTAGTTACACCCGCAAATCTAATGTTAGATGAACGAGAACCACCGGTAGCTTTAAGTGTTTTATTTTGTCTAAACTTATTCCCGTTGAACGAAAAACTTTCTAATGAAATGTTTTCAGCTCCACCACTCATTTTTAAGTTAGTGATACCAATATTTTCTGCAGGTGTTTCGTCCATAAACTTAATTGTAGTAATGTCTTTACCTTGTCCTACCAAACGAGAGTTGTTAGGCATTTTAATACCTGTTGTAAGGTAAGTACCACCACTCATAGTTACCTGTACATTGCCGTTACCTAATGCGTCTTGGAAAGCTTTCGTACTGTCCTTTTGACCTGTAGGATCTCCGCCAAAGTCATCAACGTTAACAATACGTTGTATTTTCTTAGTTAAGTCGGCTCTTAGTTCTTCTCTAGCGTTACTTTCTCTTAAAAAGTCGTGATATAGACGTTGGTGTAAAGAATCGAAACTTTGAGCGTCCATTGATGTGTGACTAGCTTTTAATTCGTTATTGCCATCACCGTTATGACCTAACACAAGATGTTCAATAAGTTCATCTTGATAATTTTCATGATTAGATAATACGACATCTTTACCTTTTGTAGTTTTGTGTTTGATTTGATCAGTTGTATGCGCATTTTTTTGAGTGGTTAAATGCTCGTTAAAGCTATCATCACTTTTATTAGTCCAGTATTTTATTTGTTCGAAGTTATTCTCAAGTTGACTTACAAACTTTTGACTAAAGTACGAGTGAAGTTTCGTAATTAAGTTATCTAATTTCAAATTTTTTGACCTCCTTAGCCATAAAAACCATAAAAGTTTTTAATCAATTCGTACATAATGACCTCGTGCCCTTTTTCATTAGGGTGTACCCCGTCAGGCATACTCGATTTTCTGTACGAAGGTATATTGGGTTTGAATTGTGTTGAATGATAAGCGTCATAAACAGGTATATCCAGTTCGTTACAAGCGTCTATTTGAACATCTACATAATCAGCTAAAGTGTGACCTAAATCGTTCTTAGTAGTGTCTTTTCTTACGGTTTTGCCGTCTTTTATATAACATTGTTTAGTAGGTGTCATAACAATTATTTTAGAGTTAGGGTTATTACTCTTGATTTTAGTGATAGCACTATAAAAGGCACCGTAAAACGTTTTAGTATCCGTTTTATCAGTGCCTATATTAATATCATTAGTCCAATCATCATCTGTACCTTGCACAATGATTAAATCAGATTTAATTTTGGTCGCTTGTTCATAAATGCTATTATCTTTGTTTGTGCTCATTGTCGCACCACTAACAGCTAAGTTTGTTGATTTAGCCTTTATCTTCTTAGCTAACATTTGAGTAAAGTTAGTTTTAGCACCAGTACCTTTAGCGACAGAATCTCCAATAGTACCTATTGTTTTAACTTTCCTAATCTTAGACTTAGGTGTAAAGTCGTGAACAATAGTACCGTTTGCAGTTGTAACACTCTTAGCATGCGCGCTTTCTAATCTTCTTTTTATTTCATCGGTTTTCTTCTGCAAATCTTGTGCAGTCTTAGTATTTGCGTTGTTTTGAGCTTGAATCATCCTTAAGTCTTTAGCTGGATCAGATTTGTTAGACTTAATAGCTTTAACATAATTTGCAGCAGTGTTTACTGCTTTCATGTATCTATCTTGTAATCTAAATTCCCCAAGCACTACGTCTTGTTTGATAATCTTGTTGTTAATATCTCGTTGCGTAGTGATTTCGATAATTCTAACAAACTCATTTAAACCTATTAAATCATCAATCACATTCACAATATCCCCAACTCTAGGTACTGCTTCTTTAAAATGTTTTTGCAAAGAAATAAAATCTAGTGTTACAGACGTTTTTAAACTTTCTTGTATAACTAACTCCATAGCTTTTTTGAGTGTATCCCCTTTAGTTATGCGTCCATCTACAACAGGTGGTGCATGGCGTTTGCCTATTAAGTCAGCTAAGGGGTGTGTATACTCATATTGCAAGCTGGCTTCGTTGAAAGTTTGTTGCTCATCAAAGCCACCATAACCTCTGATGTATGTGTAACACTTAGAAGCATCTTCTTGGACTTTTACATTATTAGCATTGACACCTGCTTTAATGTAATAGTTAGCTTTTCTTTGAACAATATCATATAAATGAAATGTCTTTGTTTTGGCGTTATATTCATATTCTAAGTTATATCTTTCCAAACCTTTTTTGAATAATTCTAAATTGGTATCGTGGTTACCTAGATTTTCGAATTTGGAAGATGAAACCTTAGCGTGTAATTCATACTTATAACCGGTATCTTTAAAAACTAAATCAAAGTAACTTTTTCCTGTAAAACTACCGTTATATACTTCGTACACTCTTAAATTGTTTAGGTCATCTAATTCGACAGGACGCGCTTTGATTGTTAACTTTTCCTTTTGACCTACAGTTGTTTTGTCTAACATAACGATACGGTATTCGTTTAGATCATCAGCACCACCAACGCCTGTAATCGTCCACATTTTAGTAATAGCCCCTATAGCGTCAAATGTAGCTTTGTTTTCTACCATTTCTATTTCTAAGGAGCCATCTTCATTTAATTTCTCGTTTAATTTTGTTTCTACAGGTAGGGATTGCCCAATGCCCTGTAACGTTTTTAATAATATTGGCAATTAAGCAACCTCCTTACAAGTAATATCTTTTGTGTTTAAACGTGATTTTTTGAAGTTTCTTAGTAGTATGGAAAGTGTTCCAACCAGGCATTAATACAGGTTGTTGTTTTGTCTTGTTGTAATCATCAATACGTAAGTTATTACGATATACATGGATACCGTCAAATTTTATAACATCTCCTGCTTTCAACTCTAAACCACTTATTTTCATAATGTCGCTATGTGTCATGTAGAAGTTGAAACCGTCACTATCTTTTTTGCTAACGTTTTCTCCTAGAACCATTTCTACAACACTATCTTGGTTAAATTGATTTATTTCAGCTGTACCACCGTAATATACATCGCCCACTTTAGTATCATAGAATGTGTATCTACGTTCTTTATGAGATGTGTTGAACGGGTTTTTGTCTGGAATACCCCATTTATTCAAATTACCACTCTCTTTTTCTAAATCTGTACTATACCCAATACTCTCAAAGTATGGTAATTCAATCGTTTCGAAATCTAGTGTGAATTCACCTGACGTTTTAGTAGTATCGAATGACACTTCATTAACTAAGCCAACAAGTATCTGCCTACCGTCAACATATTCTAGTTCAAAAGATTGTTCCTTAGGTTCGAATATATTCTCGAATTTAATTTCACTTTCAGACGCTGCTAATTCTCTAAGATAAAAATGACCTCTTAGCATGGCTTGTATGTTCGCTTTTAAATGAGAAGCATAAGCTATCTTTTCTACATCGTACCTAACCGTCATAGATATACTTTTCTTTTCTTCTTTAGTAGCATTATGAAATCTACCGTTAACACGATCGATTTCATCAAACTTTCGGTCATAGCCTGCACCTTTAACATCGTAAGAAACAACTCTCAACGCAGTACCAGTAAAGCGATTGTTACTAATACGCAAACGTTCTTTATTTTTGTATACCTCAACATCATGTAATATCAATTAACAATCACTCCTTTAAAATAATCCGAAACTTGCGTCTTTTGAGTTGGAATCTTCAATGTAAGATTTAATGGCCGGTATATCTGACTCATTGCGAACAGTCACGTTGACGATAGGTTTATTGTTCTCTTGCATGCTATGGCGTACGTCTTTACTCATATGTGCATCGAAAGAATTTCCTAAACCAGCCAATCCTTCTTCTAAAAAGTCCGGTTTTAAGTCTGCGTTGAAGGCATCCATAACTTTTAACGCCGCTAATTTACTTTCTCTTGCAGCTTTTCCTGCATATTCAGAGATACCCATACCTAATCCAGTCATACTATCATTACCTAGTTGTATGAATTTACGAGAAGGAGAATGACTATCCAAAGCACTTTTTGCAGCGTTCAATGCACCTTTTGCAGCGTTCCATGCAGCTGCTGCTAAATCTTTAGCTTTTTGAACGATACCTCTAATCATTCCAGCTATCATATCAACACCTGCTTGAAAGAAACCTCCAATAAAACTTCGAGCTCGATTTAATGCAGTTGTCATGCCATTTCCTACAGCGCCAACCACTCTGAAGAAACCACTAACAACTGCTTGTAAAAATCTACTCATTGCAGAAATGATACTTGAAACCCATTGTGCACCACCAGAAATGATACGACTGAGTGCTTGCATCATTTTTTGAGCAACGGTTGAAACTACACGTGAAAACCAACTTGACACCGTGTTCCAAATTCTAGTAACTGCGCCTGAAATCGCAGACCAAATTTGGTTCCAACTTGTAATATTAGTACCAAGTATTCTGTTTAAAACGTTGAATATGAAGTTAGAAATCTGGTTCCAAATTGATACTAACGTATTCCAAATCGTAGTCATTACATTAGAAATCGTAGTTTGTAAAGTTAGCCAAGCACCAGAAAAATATCCGGTAAGGAGCTGTATTAATGCAGTAAACAAACCGAAAATCAATTGCGTAGCAGCTTGTAGTATTCCACCTATCGCAGTGAATACTACTGAAATCACAGTCCAAAGAGATTGGAAAGCAGTTACTAAACCATTGATAAGGCTGATGAATAAGAAGCCGAGAACTTGGTTTGCAACTTGCCCTAACATTTGTAAGATAGGGATAATTGGTTGTAATGTTTGTTCGATAGACGCTCTGAACTGATTGAACCAGTTAATCACTGATTTTACAGCGTTCATTATCGTATCTTTAATTGTGTTCCAAGCTTCAATACAAGTTTTTCTGAAATTCTCATTTGTTTTCCACAACCAAACAATAATACCTATTAAAGCAACGATAACGCCTATGATAGCCAATACAGGCCATGAAATCGCACCTATAGCTACACCTAACGCTTGGAATGCACCACTTAACATAGGTAAGATACGCATAATTGTACTAATAGGACTCATAAGGAGTCTGAAAGCAATTTTCACTAGATTTAACGCGCTTCTAAGTATTTGAGTGTTTCTAGCAAAAGCTAACATTTTACCGATAGCTTGGATTAAACCTACACCGAACACATTAGATAGCATTGTACTTACTGCGATGATTGGTGCTAGTAAAGCCCACAACATACCACCGAGTATCATACCTATACCAACCATTCGAGCTATAGCAGGGTGTGTTTCAAACAACTTAGCTATGAAACCAGCTAATGCCGTTACTACTTTTAATATAACACTTGCTATTGGTGCCATTGCAGTGCCGAATGCAACCAATACTCTTACAATATTACCGATTAGATCCATAATGACTGGACCATTTTCTTGTACATACTGAACAAACTTTTTAAACCCTTCAGATTTACCAACTTGTTCAGACCATTCTCTAAACTTATCAGTCATTTTAACTAGCCAATCAAAGATATTAGAACTGTTTTGAGCAAATGCTTTCATCAAGTTACCAATACCCATGAATACATTGCCAAATATTTGACCTATTTTAGGTAAATTAGTTTTAGTGTATTCAATAAACGACTTAATAGCGTTCTGACCTGCTATGCTGTTAGCCCAGTTTTGGAACTTTTTACCTAGATTATCTAAGCCTTTAGCAGTCCATAAAAATAGTGGACCTAATTGAGTGAATACATTAATAAGTCCGTCACCAAAACGTCCTGCAGCACTTAATAATGTGTTGAATGTCTTAACACCTGTTGTATTCATCATGTTAAAGAACTTGCTAGCAGTTTGGCTGTTTTGAGCCCATTTTAAGACACTCTGTGAAGCTTGTTCCATTCCTTTAGAGATACCTGCTAAGAATGGTTTCATACGCCCTAAAGCTACGTTAACAGTGTCTAAAGCGTTAGATAACGTATTGAAGATTTGTGCTTGGTTTTGTCTGATAATACTTCCCCATGTTGATTGAACTTCTTCTAAAGAAGCCTCATAACGTTTAGTTTGTGCTGTTGCTTCTAACGTTCCATCACTCAACATCTTAATTGCACTTACTGCCATAGCACCAAATGCAAACGCACCAAATGCAGCGATACCAAATGCACCAGCTACACCTAATGCACCACCAGCAACTACACCTAATGCGTTAGCTACTGCCATGATGGCGGGTACTAAACCAGCTATAATAGGAATAAGACCTTGAAAACTAGCGATTAGCACACCTTTGATTTGTTGTCCAAACACAGTACCAAATGTACGAATACGAGTAGCTAATCTATCCATTTTGTCGCCGTATTCATCTAAAGACTGACTTAAAGCTCTAGTTAATACTTGAGCTCTTGTCATTCCCCTTGTATCAAAGTTAACTTTTACCGTTTTATCATGTAAGGTTGCAAGCATAGCTTTAGCACCTAATACTGAACGTTTTAAGGGGTTGTTGTTACCTTTAATATCTACTTCTTTATCTCTTAATTGCTGTAATTTCTCTTTAACTACTGCAATTGCTCGTTTGATAGGGTTGTTGTTACCGTCTATATCAACGGTATGTTCTCGCCAACGTTGAGCCATTGCTTTTGCAGTGTTTAAGGCTCGTTTAAACTTACTGATATTCGCATCGACTTGTGTTTCAATCTCGTCAGGTATTTCAGTTTTAGCCATACGTTGAGCTTTTCTGATATTCCGTTGGAAATCTGTAATAATCGCCGATATACGAGCCATAAAGTTTTTATTCATGGCTAACCTCCTTTTTGACTAGTATTGCGTAATGAATTCATAAAGCGTCGTGTACCTTGTTTCTGAACATTTCTAATGCGTTTGTTATGTGCTAACTTACGTTCTTTCATACGTTCGTATTCTTCTGACTGTCCACGTACTTCGTATCTTGCACGCTCTAACTGCTTCTGTAATCGTTTAAGTGATTTACCAGCTTGCACAAGACCGTTAGCTTGAGCACCAAATAATAAAGTTTCTTGTTCATCAAGTAACGCCAATCTACGACCTACAACCCAGTCTTTCCATTCATTAGGCGTCAAACTCATTAATTCATCATAAGGAAGATAGCCTATGTATTGACTGGTTATCTGCCGTATTTCTGAATAATCTAGTAAGGTAGCTCGCCCATGATTTCTTTGTAATTGTTCTTCATGAACTCGATACCGTTCTTCGTAGACTCTTTCTCTCCTTCTTTGACCATAGATGGAGCTGAGTTCATTTGTGTCCAGAATAGACGTGATTTCTGCTTGAAAAAACCACTATTATTTAAAACTTGCAATGCACCTTGTAACAATTCGATAGAGTCTTGTTTTTCATCAATAATTTCCATTAGTGTTTGTTCGATATCTTCACGTTTAGGTGCGTTCTTACCTAGATAAGCTGTTGCACATTCCCAAAAATCAGCAATTGCGATTGGATCACGTTCTAAAATGCCATTATAGATAGCATTGAAACCAGACACTTTAGTTGTTTTACCATTTTCGTCTTGCTCGTCCTTAGCAAATTTCTTAGCCGCTTTATCGAATAAGAAAGTAGCTTTTGCTTCTACTTCTTCTCCATTGAACTCTAATGTAGTAATAGGATTGATTGTATTTTCAGTCATTCTTTAACCTCTTTCTGTTATTTTGTACAAAAAAATAGAGGGCTTAATGCCCTCGTAAAGCTTATGCACCAGCACTAGGTGTACGATCTTCGTATGAGCCGGAATATTCGCCCATACCTTCAAATTCAACTGTTGGAGCAGAAGCGCTAGGGTTAAGCCATTCAGGAGGAAGTGAGTCAACAGAACCGTCTGCACTGTTAAATTTAACTTTTGCAGTGATTTCGATTTTGTCATCCTCATCATCAAATGACCATTCGTGCTCTTCTACAATTACATAAGCGAAAGTACCGTGATGTTTACCGTCACGTTTCTTAACTTCCCAAATCCATAAACGTAACTGCTTGAAGTTTTTAACTGACTCTTTTAAAGCTTCTTGACCTTTGTCGCCAGGAACACGGTCAACAGTTAACTTGATTTCTTCTTCTACAGAGTTACGACCATAGTCTTTTTTGCCACCTGTAATCATTTCAGCTAAGTCATTACTGATTGTGTGTCCACCTTCAGCTAAACTAGCTAACAGAATAGCATCTTCTTCTTTTAACTGACTTGCTAAATCTTTGTCAGCAATTTGTAACGCTGCAATGTATTTATTCTGTGCCATTCGTTACACTCCTTTGTAAAGTATTGTGTCTGTATTTAAAAACAAGCCGGATGATACCGTGTTTCGTGTACTGATCTATGTCAGTTATCACTTCTTGTGTATCAATCCGACTTTTAATGAATGAGTAATGTTCGATTTCAAATTCAGTATTAAGTACATGGCCTAAAAACTGAATAATTTGCGCTGCTTCATCACGATTTCTCGCTTGACTATACACGTGTAAGGTTACGCCTACATCTTCAAACATACTCGTTGTTGTTTCTTTATTAGTGACGTTTGTTTCACCCACAACGATATATGGGTAAACAGCGTCTTTTTGAACGCAATCAAAAACCCTACCGCCTAGTTGTTTACTGACGATAGGGTTGCTCTTTAATTTGTTATATATCTTGTTAAACAGATACCGTTCTACTGATACCCACATATCTTAACCACCTTATGAAAAATACTTATTAAAAAACGCTCTACCTTCGTCTATAGCAGGTTCCCAGAAAGGTTGTGCATGTTGTCCTTTAGTTGTGCGCCAATGTCCGTCTGCGTCTTTGTAACGCCATGGAATATTCTTTGCACGACTACCACCTGGACCGACTGCGTATATACCTGTACCGTAGTTGACGTAAACTGCATACTCACTGCCAATATTAATAACGCCTGTTAACCCGCCTTTCTTAAAGTCCATAGAAACACTTTCTCTAAGATAACCGGTATCAACAGGCATGTTACTAACTATTGAATTGTGAATAATTGTGGTTGTCTTGGCTATACCTTTTTTAGCCCATCTAATCGTTTCTTTTTCGAACTCCTCAAGTTCCTTAACTAATTCCCAATTGCCATATTTAACCTTAGCCAATAGGACACTCTTTCAACCGAGTAAGATTGATTTCTTGTTGTCCGCCTTGGTCGACAGGTTCTCCTACTACCTCGTAAGTTTTACCGTTGTATTTGAATAAGTTTTTGTTGGTTATTGGCAGGCTGTACGGCGTATATAGGTTTCTGTCGTATGATTGGTTCATTTGATGAAACTTGAGTTGTTCAGATGAAGTGGGAGTATCCATAAATCCTTGTATTGTTTTTTCGCTCTTAAAGCGCTCTCGTTCACGTGGATACTCTCCTACAACTTCTCTTGAGCCTAATTCGATTGTATGAGGAAACTCATCTAATGGATTAAACATGATAACCAGTCCAACGTAAACGTCTAAATGGTTTTAGGTAACCGTATGTTTCCTTAGGTAGATCAGTAACGAATGTGTAACTTACAGTTCCCATAGTACGTGAAGAAATATTGCTAGTCGTACCTTGTTTAATACAATTAGCAATAAATTTCTCTACATTACTAGGTAATGACTGCCTATTGAATGTTTGATTACAATATTCTTCAGCTACATTCAGATACTTTTCAATAAGTAATTCGATTGTTTCGTCATTTGAAGTATCATCGAGTGAGAGATTGTTTAATAATTTAACGTCTTGTGCGTTCATTACTTAACACTTCCTAATGCTTCAATGAGTTCATCTTTTTTCATACTAGAAAAGCCCTCTATTTCACGTTCTTTAGCGAGCTCTCTTAATTCTGATACTTTCATACCTTTTAAGTCTTTGTCGCTCTCTACACGCTCAATAAGGGGCTTGTTTTGACGGTTCTCTTTTGTGGATAGTTCAGTTAATCGTTCATTACTTACATTTAAACCTTTACGAGGGAACGTATCTCCAACGTTATATTCGTAGTTGTTATCTTGTAAGTCTGTGAAGTATTCGATTACTTTATACATACGTCACTACCTCCTTTTATGCGCCTGAGTCTGTAGTTCCTGCGCCTTTAGTAACCTTAACTGCTTTAGATTCATCATATAAGTATGCTACATAATGTTTATCACTGTATAAAGCAGTTGTTTTAGTTGAAGGATCACGGTCAGTTTCTAAGAAGAAATCACGTTTAGTGATTAATTTAACTGCACCACGTTTAGCTAAAATAGCTTCGCCCTCATCTAATTTCTTAGAACGTACAATTACTGCACCTAAAGCTTCACCAAATGCACCTTTAACGATAATGTTATCGCCTAATTCAGTCGCACGAGTGAAGTTTGAAGAAGCACTAGAACGTAACTTGCCAGCGTCTTTAGGGTTAATGAATAATACCATTGGTTCTAAATCTTCATCGTCAAATGTATCAATAGCAGCTTCTAAGCCTGCTAATGTGCCGATGTCTGCACTTACAGTTAATTTAGTACCTCGTAAAGCTTCTAATACGTCATTATCTACTTTGTTAGCAATAGCTAAACCGTGTTGACGTACTGCTTCTCCTTGAGGGTCACCATAACCAGACAATAAAGCTTCATCAGTAATATCAGTACCTTTACCGATTTTATGAATTTTAGCTTCACGTCTGTTAGTTTCAATTTTGTCTACAGGAATTTTTTGTCCTTCAGGTACTACTGTAGCATCACCACTGTAAACAAATGCAGGGAAAGTTAAAGTGTCACCTGGTTGTCCTACTAATGTACTGTCAATGTCTGCAAATTGTGCAAATCTCAATTTCTTATCTAATTCTGCTTGCATCATAGGTTTTAATACTTCTGGAACGATTTGTGTACTTTTAGTTGTTGTTCCTTGTGCCATATGTTATTACCTCTTTTCTAATTGTTTATTAGAGCGTCATAAGTCTTTCTATCGTTAACGAATAGATTAGTTCTCTCTGCAACGCTCATGTTGTTAAATTCTTCTTGTGTGACTCCACCATTTACGTTTTTACCGTCATCTGGTGTGCGTCCACTTGGTTTACTTTCAGCAAATAAATAAGGCTTAGACTCTTTTAACGATTCAATCGCTTTATCTAAACCTTTAACTTTGCCGTCATCTTGTAGTTCTAGTTCATCTTTGTTGATGAAAGCTAGAATGTCGTCAGCGTCGTTTGCGTCTTTCGCAACAGCTAACTTAACAGCGTTATTCAATTGTGATTCTTGGTACTTAGTTTGCCACTCTGCGTTTTTATCTTTTAATTCATCGAGTTCTTTTTGTAACTCGCTATCATCTTTCACAGAGTCATGTAATTTGGCAATTTGTTCATCACGGTTAGTAATCTCTGCTTTTAATTCATCGATTTCAGCGTTCTTATCATTCAATCGAGAACGTGGTACCATACCTGATTTCGATTCATCAATAGCATCAATCACTTTCTGTTTATCGATTTCACCGTCTTTAAATTGCCCTAATAATGCGTATAAGTCCATATTTAACTACTCCTTTTACGTTTTTAACGTGTTACGACACGAAAGATTTGTATAAAAAAGAAGCCTTTTAACGACGGTGCTAAGGTCGAGTATTTACTGCTTACGTTTGTTCTTCTCCCACTCTCTATAGTTAGTGAAAGGTATTACGCCATCTTCTTTAGTTCTCATCGTTGTAGGTAATTCATCTTCGTCTATGTAATAAAGAAGCTTACAACGACAATTGATGTTCTCTTTTGCACTAGCTACACCTACAAACAACTTAGGTGCAGGACCTACACAACCACTAGAATGAAAGTTATCTTCAATATCAACTGAAGTACCGTCTAAGTGTCTGTGTGTATCACGTGTGCGTGTATCTTTAGTAGCATACCAACGTTTTTTCATATCAAGTCCGTTATCTTTAGCTACCATTGCACTATCTAATCCAGCTTGTGACAATGCACGTCCTGTTTCTGTTCTAGCTACACGCACTGATTGAGCTTTTGACATACCTAAATCATTTCTTAATGCTTTAGCTATCTTAGAATATCCCTCACCACTCATAATGCCTTGTGTTATGTGTGTACGAATACGTTTTAATGTATCGTCACGATGTTTCTGCAGTGTAGGTACTAACTTAATAAACTCAATAGGTTGTTCAATTGTCGTCTGTATTGTCTGCGAAGTAGGTATATCAAAGTTCATTGACGTTTGACTTGCTACTTCATACAAAAATAGGCTCATCATGTACTTTTCGATATAGACGTTCTGTTGTGATTGTTTGATAGCCTTAGCGACTTCTCTGTAGTCTTGAGATAACATCTGTCCTATACGATTAAGTTCTTTGTTGAGCCTGTTGTATTTATTGAATTCAGTCCACGTTACTTGCGGTTCATCTCTATCGTACTTTTCGTACATATTCGCAATAATCTGTTTGATTTCTTTTAAACGTTTAGCAAATAGTATTTCGATTTCTTTCTCTGCTTGATTAACCAGTTTGTCGATGTAGTTATCTATGTCATTCTGATTGGTTATCTTCGGATTGTCTTTGTTGTTCGTCATTCAATCCCTCCTCAATGTCAGGGAGTTGTTGATTGAGTTCTATGTTTTCTTGCTCTATTCTTTCCATTTCAGCTACAGGATCTTGTACCCACGAATGATTACCAAGAATAGTTTCTTTAGATAATAACCCTGTAGAATTCATAGCGATTTGAGAGTTTTCTAACTCATTAACCATTACATTGAAGTTGAATGTAATCTCGATGTCTTGCACTTTCACATCTAATCTGTAGAAGTCGATAATGTACTGCAATAACTCTTGTAATGCAGTAAGTGTTTTGTTCTTCAATTTATTAGCTTTTAAGTCTAAGTTACTGTACATAAATTTAAGCGCAATACCACTTGGGCTATTACCAAATTTATCTTGTTGGAAGTCTACACCTTGACCAAACTCTATAATGTAATCACGTAACATCTTCGTGTATTCCTTAACAGAGTCGATAGGCACTTCTACTTTAATAGTATCTACACCGGAGCCACTTTCCCCTGCAACACTAATCGCTTTATAGTATTTAAGGTTATGCATGAAGTCTTTCATATCTTCGCCTTCATAACCTTTTAAGATATAGATTAACTCTACTGATTCGTCAAAAGTGTTTTGTGTATCAGACAATCGCTTATCTAACGCGTCTATGATTGTTTTGTACATGAATAAGTCAGATACTTCTTGTGGGTTGTTCTTGAACGGAATAAAAGGAACACGTCCCCAACTCATCAATTTATTACCTTGATAATAATGAGGTTGTATATGATCTTCACTACGGTAGAAATCAGGGATAAGTTGCCCTTCTTTCAACTCATAGAATGTCACATCATCTTTAGTCCAATACTCAACGCGTTCTGCTCCGTCTAATTCATATACACGGATAAACGCTTGCAGTTCATCTCTTTCTTTATTAGTCCAAATAGGTACAGCTTGTTCTGCAGGTACACGAAACGTTTTAAACTCTCCCTCTTCATCTACATAAGGTTGAACCCATTCGATACCTTTATTACTTGCAGCAGTTAATATATCTACTAATTTGTCATCCCACTTGTGATTAAGTGTGTGTTGTATTTGTTTTAATGCTTTGTCATTATCTACACCAAATGTCACAGGATTAGCAACTGCATAAGCTACTTTCTGGTCTACTAAGTTTTGATGGTAGTTAGTATACATGCGCCAGTCTGGTTTAGTTTCGTCATAGTCGCCGTTCACATCTTTTTTGGAAGGAGCGTCTAATATATCTGGGTGATGATTATAATATCTTTCGCCCATTGTGATATTGTCTATATTCTCTTTATGTTCTCTAACTAAGCGCAATATCATTTCTTCTTGCGTTTCATACTTCGGTTTAATTTGTTCTACCACTTGTTCATGATATGGTTTATCCCATGGCCAGTTAATGCTAATCACCTCGTTTACGTAAGTATGCTAAGTTTATTCTGCCTCATGTCACGCTCTAAGGCGTATCTAGTGGCGTCTATTGTGTGATTGTCTTTATCTTCTAATCTCGGTTTGACGTTACCGTCTTTGTCAGTTTCATAGTCGATATTCTCAAATTCTCTCGCTATATTAGGTGTTCTGTTAGGATCTATCACAATAGCTGTTAAATCATCAAGCCATTGTTCCCCGTGTTCTACACTGTCAGGACCTTTTTTCACACCTTTAATTCTCTTGATACCGTGTTCTTGTTTCAGCTCTGCAATCGACTTCGGTTCAGCGCTATCTGCGAATATATCATCTGATTGATAGCCTCTACGTTTTAACCAGTTAGCAAACTCTCTATTGCTTATTTGTACACCATAGTGTTCATCAACTGCATAGATAATACGTTTCTTCTTATCATAGTGCCAACGTACAAATGCTAGTGGATCAGTAGCATAACCAAAGTCAACTGCATTACGTATATTATCGAATGTCTTGTATAAGTCATCAGGTATCTTCTCTATTTGCAAGTTGTTAAACGGTACAACGCCACTACCAATAGCTTCACCCATATATTCCCAACGATAACGTTGTTCGTTACGTTCTTTCGCACTCTCTGCCTCTTGTATGAATTGTTTAGATATAAAAGGATTATCTAAGTACGTTGAATGATGTACAAATGTATTATCCGGTTGGAATGAGGTTTCGTATTTTTTGTTAACCCACGATTGTTTTCTCTTAGGCGGGTTATAACTAAAGAAAAACTTGTAAAATAATCCGTCGTCTAATTCGCCACGTAGCATAGAGTTAGTAATTGTTGTGACTTCATCTTCTGTCTTAAATTCTGCTAACTCCTCTATCCACATGATAGAAAAAGGGAACCGACTATCTTTTAATGACTTTAATCGTTCAGGGTTCTGCGCCCCTCTAAAGATAATCCGATTCCCTCTAGGAACATACGTGATTTCCATTGGCGACACTTTAACTTTGAACAGGTGTGACACCTTTTGTTCTTCTATCGCCCACTTAATTTGCTCAAATACTGATGTAGCTAGTGTATTGTCTGTCTTACGTACTACAACTGCATTCATAGGATAGCGCATGATTAACTGTGTAATGATGATAGATATATCAGACGACTTACCACTACCACGTCCACCTTTAGCTACTATGTTAAGCTTCTCTCTATCTTTAGTTGCTTTCCATAAGCTATGGAAGTGTTTAGGTAACAGTTCAGATAGGTTAATCGATATCGTCATTGAACTGTACCGTCGCAGTCGTTTCAATTTGTTGCTTGTCTGTCCACATCATATATCGTTTACCTAATAATTCCGCAGCTTTCGTTCTAGCGTTAGTATCTGATCGTTTTTCCAAAGACTCTACTTCCATTTCACCTTTACCAATTCCAATCGGTATGAGTTCTTGATCTGTTACCTCTCCACGTAATACAGAGGTGAGATATTGAAGTATTTCATCTTGGTCTGCAATTGAATCTTTTTTCAGTTTTTCCATTCGTTTGTCTATTTCTGCTTTTATTCCCACATTTTCCAACAATTTATGACTACTTGATTTTGCGTATTTCTCACTATAACCAGCCCTGATTGCCGATTGATAAGCAGTACCTGTCTTAATGTACTCATCAACAAATGCTTGTTGTTTAAGGTTCAGTTTCGTCATCGTATATTACCACCTACTCTCACGGTTAAGCACCTTTATTTGACGTATAAAAAAAGACACTGCATAAACAGTGCCTAATGATTATGTTTTGTTATTTATTTGAGTTTATGTACTCATGTCACACCTCTATGTCACATCAATACATAAAAAGTTACCCGTGTGTTCTCACGGATAACTAACAAGAAAGACAAAAAAAGCTATATTACAAACTAATTAAACATAAGAAGTATCACTGTGCTTCTATATATGGTGATATAAAAGACGATACTGATGAAAATGGTAATGAATATAAAATTCATATTTGTAAGATTCAATAAAACTACCCGCCACTCTGACGGATAGTTAAGCAATCGGATGCGCAACGTCTAATCAAGGACGATAAACACTTATCCAATCACTTCGATATTGAATACCCCACCATAGTGCGAAAGGATAAACACTATGTCTTGTGAGGTAATTCTTACACATTCATTATATAAAATTAATATATCCTTTGAAAAATACTGTCATTTCAGTCATTTTCGTCATTATCGTCACTGCAATAGATAAATCTTTTCTGCCAACTCATCTTTGCGTGCTAAAAAATTATTTCTATTCAATTTAGCGTTAGGCATCTTCTCTATTATCTTATCTCTACGTCTACCTTTCTTTAGGTGTTCTAGGAAACAAAAATCAACATGTCCTAATTTTTGTTGTGATTGATTGATGAATTCAACTTCTTTTAGCATTTGCGCGTATCTTTTATTTGTTCTTTCTAATCTAATTACTACATCTTCAACTTTACTACCGTTTTCTCCTTGTGGTTTAGGTAACGTAGCTTGTATCCCATATTGCGCTATAGAATTACTGTCGCATTCAGGAACTACATCTTCTAGGATATTACAATTCATTTTATATCCATCAATCATGTTTAATATAGATGCTTTTGAATACACTAAATATTACCCTCCATTCTCCAACTTATCTTTAAGTGTCTTAATCTCATACTTTTTCACTTCTAACTGGTGTTTTAGATCATTCTGTTCAAGCAATGAGCCAAACAGAAGCAACACCAATATAATAATCGCTATAACTCCCCAAATCATTCACTCACCACTTCCGTTCATATTCCTGTAACTTCTCACAAGCGCAATCATCATTTTCATTTCTTCTAAAGATAGATTTTTTCCGTCCAATTCATATTCTTTTTCAAACATTTCTGTTAACGAAATTGGTTTTATACTTTTGTTTGTGTATTCTGAATTAGAGTTATTATTTATTTCTACTTTATAAGTTTCTGATATTTTGGTTTTTAACGTCTCGTAATCAACTTCGTTATTACTGACACCTTTGATGTACCCACTTATAAATTTTAAGGACACCGTTTTGTTTCCATGTTCAAAGCTACTTATGTGTCCATGACTATATCCGATATTCTTTGATAATTCTCTAGTTTTTATACCTTTTTTCAGTCGGATTTGTTTGAGGTATTCATATAATTCCATCTATTCAACCACCTCTAAATTAGGTTTGTGTTCTAGTACACGTCCGTTAAAACTACATGCATCTTCTTTAGCTGAATATAAATCGTCGTAAGATAAAGCTTCAAATACATTGTCAGTGATTATGCATGTGTTTCCATAACTACCTATATATTTTTTCACTAAATATACTCCTTTTTTTAACTCAACCACGTATTTGCCTATGTTGTTTTTATTATCCTTATTTTTCAACCAAGATACCTCTCTTTCTAAATGTAACTTATCTAATTGCAATCCATGTTTATCTTCCTGTAACTCATTAACTCTTTTCTCTGCTTTAATCCACTTATATATAGCAAAAATACACAGTACTAACACAATTGTTACCGATAAAAAACTTATCCAAATCACTTTAATAACCTCCGTGTATGCCATTTAAATGAGCGTGGTCATTCTCGTCAAAGTCCTTAGGTACTTCCACCTCATCGTTTGCAGTCAACTTGTAATAAACTTCTCTGCCAATCCACTTACCTAACTCGTACATTGCGATAGTGAACCAAATTTTTAATATTCGTTTAATCATCTTATCCTCCTCATATATCTTCATTGCCTTTTCTTTACTCTCTGCATTAATCACAGTTGCCGTCTGATTATCTTTAAGCTTTGCTACATGTCTGTGTTGTATACCTGTTGAATCTGTGAATGTTGTGATTAAGTATTGTGTCACTTACCAAGCACCTCTTTACTCTTTCTTTTTAAATTTCAAAGTCACTACATCTCTAAAATGTTGGTTTCTTGTATGAGTTTCTGAAAGTTTATAATTAGTTATCATTTCAATAACTTCATAATCTACTAGGTTCAGATAAGATATATGAATATTAGTTTCATCTTTTCCGTTAAATAATCTTTTTAATATTTTTATTGTCGGTTGTTCAAAGTCTTTCACTTTTTCAACACCTCTTTTACTTTTTCTACTATGTCCTTACTCTTTAAGGTCTGCTTCTTTGACGAATGTTCCATTGATTGTCTTTCCTTTTCTTCCTTTAATCTCATCATATGCAAACTGTAAACACTCCTGTAACGTCATATCATGTTGTTGTGCTAATATGATTAATGTAACGACTGTATCGCCTATACCGTCTTTTAATGCCTCTAAATTACTACGTGATAATGCTGCGCCGACTTCTCCTGCCTCTTCATAAAACTTCAACGCTTGTCTATCCGGATTGCCATTGTGCAAATCTTTATCCTTACTCCATTGTTCTACCTGTTTAATTAATTGATCTACTGTTAATTGATTAGTCATTTATTGTTCCTCCATTTTCTACTAAACTCTTTGAATTACTTTCCACTATTTTGTCGTACAACTCCGCCTTGCGATATACTTCGTTAAGCTCTTTGATTAGTAAACACCCATCGTGTCCTGTAAAAGCTGTAGATGATACTATGCAGCGTTGGATAAACTCTCTATTGTCCATTGCAAGCCTCCAAATCACTTAATAAATTTTGGAACTCATGCGTTCCGTCTAGTTGGTCCATATATTTTAAATCTCGCTTTAATTCGTTTTCACTTACCATTTCGTTAGCTATCTCAAATAAATGATATTGATTGTATGGTGTTATAATTTGATTTACTGAGCGATGTACTTCCACATATTCTTTTAATTTCTTCTCTTTCAACTTTATCCATAAACTTTTATAATCTTTATCTTTCATCGTTTACCTCCAATAATTTCATAGGTTCAAATAAATCATCATATCTTTTGTAGATAACCTCTTTTTGTTTATCATTATCGCCTGGATATTCCACTATCTCTTTTGAGATACTAGCTAAAACTTTTACTATCTCATCAAACGCCTCTGCTTTCCTTTTCGTTTCTGCCATATCATTGATGAGTTCATCACGTTGGCGTTTGTAATCACTACATTTCTTTGTCGTCTCATAGAGCTTTTTTATTAAAGTATTCAAATTCTTAACAACATTGTGATACTCTTCAATAGATAACTTAACTTCTGCCATTCTCTATCCCTCATTCCATTTAGAATTCTCTTTCAACAAACCTGCACTCCTTAGATCATCATTCAAACTACGTTGCCCGTTCTCGTACCACACATTAGCGAGATACCTACCGAACACATCACTCTTGTATGTCTGTACATATATTTTCTTGCCTTCTACACACGTTTTAGTAAAGTCGGTAGCTTCTTTATAGTTCTCTTGACCTCTTTCAGGTGTGTCTACATTAAGTAGCCTTACTCTACGTTCTGCAGTTGTTTTGAAACCTAAGTCCAGTAAAATATCTATCGTGTCACCGTCAACTACATTGGTACATATAGCTTGGAAAGTATATAAATGATTTTTTATATCTATCTCAAACACTCCCTGTTCTTTTTAATATCATTTTCACTAACTTTCATCGTCACTCTGCTTCCTGCTATCTTAACCACAAAGCCTTTGACACCTATCTGTCGTAACTCCTGTTGTATTTCTGTAGGTGTCTTGCCTTGTGTGTTGTATCTGTATCGTTGGGATACCGTATCACTTAGTAGCATTTATTTTGTCCTTAACTTCTTTTTGTTTGTTTAATAATTTAACAAAGTTGATTCCTGCTTTAGTTAAGTTACGATCAGTTGAAGTTAAATTAAGTTTGTTAATACGTACTAATTCTTTACGACTTACCAATGCTATATTTTCTTCGCTACAGTCTGACCTGTTTTGATTCAAATGTATTAAACAATATCCTTTGGGCACAGGTCCGTGCTTTTGTTCCCATAAATAATGTGTGTATTGTTTCCAGCATTCGTTTTTAGAACCTCGTTTTTTGATTTTTATAAACTTATAACCGTCAGTAGTGATTTTTATCGTTCCTAAAGGAAATGTGTTATCGGGCTTTTGTCCTTTCTTAAATTGAGTTTCAGCGCTTCTACCTCTGGAAGGAAAGCTTTTACCTTTGTTCCAAGAAGGCACACCTTTTTTAAACTTACAATCAACCCCACTTCTTATCCTTTTTCTCGAACAAAAACCTTTCATTTTATCTGTAGTAACATCAGTGCCAAACTCCTTATTAAACATTTCCGTCATTTCTTTCTTAGTTTTACCTTTGATGTTATTTCGAATATATTTTTCATGCTCATCAGTCCATACATGTCTCATGGCTATTACTCTCCTAACAACTTAGGGATTTCTGATTCTGCATCTAATTTTTCATCTTTAAACTTTTGTGCTTGCAGCACTAAACTGCCATTATTAATGATATTTTGAGCTACTTTAGAAACTGCACTAGATCTTTGTAACTCTTCTTTTAATTCTTCGCCTTTTAAATCTTCATCGCTTAATCTTTCTAATTGCGCAAATAAATGATTGTTTAAATCTGTCAATGTGTTTCTCATTTCATTAACCCTCCCACTTCTCAAACGCTCTGTTTAGATACCAACGCGCCTTGTCTAAATCTTCTTTTCCGTTCTTACGATTAGCACGACTGATATATTTGATTGCATTACCAATCGCAAATGCTAACTCTGGCTTGTAATCTTTAGTGACTTGCTCTATGAAGTCTATAATTTCTATTTCTCCATACGTGTAATGTGACGGGTGGTTAACCTTGTCATCTAACGTCTTTTCTACTTCTTTACTAGTTGGTCTAGGCACACTGATAAAGTCATAGTTATCGTCTATTTTAATAGTGCCAATACCATCAACTTTTACTACTGCGACGTATTTTAAATAAAATACGTCTTGATATACGTTCAATACTTGCCCGTACCTTTGCTTGTTGTCTCTATCAGAAAATTTTATATATTCTCCTATACTTAAATCTCCAACACTCATGATCTAACCACCTTTCTAGGAAAGATGTCATTCTCCATAAGGTGCGTGCACCATTTACCACGAGGGTGTTTTTGAGGCACTGTGAATAAATGTGGTTTCTTACGTTTCAGCTCTTGTAATCTGCGTTGCTCCATTCTCTCTTTATAACTAGCGATGTCGTTCTCTTTAGGTTTCAAACTTTCCCACTCACTACGTCTTACTCCAATAGGTGCTTCTATTGCATCTTCAAATTTCCAACCAGAAGCTAATCTTTGTCTTAAAATGCCTGAATTTATATCTGCTTCTTTCATTTTTTCTGCTACATCAGGTGTGATACTAAAATATTTATTTTTAACTCTCATTTTTGCGATTTCCATTTAATTCAACTCCCATCCAGTTTCATCTATATCTACTCCTACAACTTCTGCTTCTGACAAAAACTTGTCTTTATCATCGTGGTATAACTTGTTATAGAATTCTTCCTCTTCATACATATCGCTTACTCTGTTGACTTCAACAGGAACTTTCACTTTCATATCAACTTTCGCTTTGATTTCTATTGTTCCTTTGTACATTCACTCCACTTCCTCTACATTCATGATTATTTTTGGCTCTTCTGCATATTGCTTAAAACTTTCAATGTGTGCAATTTGGTTATCATCTTTCCATAAGTGGTCATTAGCAGCGTCTAGCACTGTTTTAATCAAATTATCTATATCTGGTTTCGTACGTTTGTATTGGCCTATCGATATTAACTTTTGATTCTTAGTCCAACTCTTAGGTGGTGCGAAGTAAAAATATATTGATACTTTCAATCTACTGTTCAACATCTTTTTAGGTAATTGACTCTGTATATATGCTTTATGCTTTGTATAAGACGTTGGCATGTATGTTTGGATAAACTTACCTGCATTCCTAAAACGTGGACGAGGAGAGCCGATAGGTTCCTTATACGTATCGTTAAAATTAATCTCTATTTCCATAACTCACCTCAAAATAATAATTCGTTAATTGTCATCTGTTGTTGCAGTTCTTCTTTTCTGAACAACTTATGTTTACGTTTAAGTTTTTCTAGTTCATCTTTCGTTACTGTTCCTGAGAATGTGTTTCTAAAGTGTATGCCTGCATAGTTACCTAGTTTGAATGTATCTTCTCCTAACGGCGTTACACTACACATCTCCCAACCGTCAATTTGATACAACATGTATTGCTTTTTAAGTCCGTCGATAAGCCCCATTAGGACACCTCCGTTATTGCCTGTCTGTTGCCTTTTTCTTCTAACTTGGCATTAATTAACTTGATGAGTGCAGCTTGATTCCCACTGCACCAATCAATCATTTTTTGAGCATACACATCGGAACACTCAAGTATTTGCATAACATTCTCTTTCGTTACCATGCGTCACGCTCCCTGTAGTCATCGCCTAGTACCTTTACGGTTCTAGCGTTATGTTTCATTCTTGAATTGATCCGTTGCCAATTCATGTTTTGATTAAGTTCTTTATCACTAAAGTTGGTAGTGAAAATATTATTCTTGCCAACTCTGTTATCTACAATGCTAAATAGCTTATTTAATGTGTGTTCAGTGTTCTCTACACCTATATCATCAAGTACTAGTAAATCTATGTTACTTAGCAGTTGTACAAGTTCATCTGTTGTTTCTGCAGCATTCTTGTTATATGTCGCTTTGATGCGCTCCATCAACATTGGAATGTGCATAAAAGCCACTGAATACCCTTCGTTTTTAATTGCTTTAGCAATGGCATACGCTATATGGCTTTTTCCGGTACCATATGAGCCTTGTAAGATTAAAGACTTGGGTTTATCTACCGAGAATGTTTTAACGTACTCTATGGCTGTTTTTTTGGCGTATATTTGCTTTTCGTTTTGGGGTTTGTAATTATTTACTGTTGCATCTCTTAGCGAACCGTTTACAGTAGATTGATTGAAGATATTATTTATATATTTTTGCTTACGTTTCTTCTCTGCTTCTTTACCAGCTTGTATCATTGAACAGTCACAACCATGTCTAAACTCATGCCCATTACTAAACTTGTAATAGTCGTAGGTGTTTCCACACTTATTACATTTAAGGTTGTGTTGTTCTTCTACGATGTTTTTACTAGGTTTGATATTTCTAGCTAAACTCTCCATTGATTGCATTTATAATCACTCCTAGTCCCAATAACTCTCGTCATACTTCATACGTTCTAACTGATCCATTCCACTCGGTTGTAATTCTTGGTTGAGGTAACCCTCAAACTTAGTACCGAATAATGTTTCAGGTCTTAGGTACTTCTCCATGTTTGTGCCTTTCCACTCTGCAACTTTGTTGTCTATAACTCTTTTGAAGTCATCTAGTGAAAAACCTTCATCAGTTCTTGCTCGTATGACTGTTTGATTCTTCTTAGTAGTAGATTTGTAATTCTTACCTGTTCGTTGGTTAAGGTAGTCAATTACATCTTTGTAAGGATACGCAGTCGACGAAGGAGACAATATATTATTGTTAGTAGTCTCTGTTGTATTCTCTGTAGTAATCTCTGTTAATGATTTTTGAGTTTCTTTACTATCCATTGTTAAGTATGTTGACTTTCCATTGTTAAGAAACTTAACAATCCATTGTGAAGTAACTTTACTATCGACTTTATAATGGACTGTAGGCGCCCCATTCGCCTTTTTTAAAGCAGTTTCTACAATTCCCATACTTTTCAATTTTTTTATTGAGCGCATTACTTGGTATTTAGATAAATATATTTCCTCTTCCCATTCTTTATAAGATTTGTAAAAGTAACCATCTTTTCTATGAGTTCTATCCGACCAATAAATCAATTGGTTAAGTAATGCAGCAGTTGGATAATCTTCGGTGATTTTCAAATAAATAGCAGGTATAGGGATAATATTGTTTTGTCCACTGAATTGTGTGATTATTGAAGAAATGTAATCTCTATTGTTCATTTTTTCACTCCCCGTACAATAGCCATTCAGGTGTTGTTTTGAATATGAATGCTATCAATTTTATTTTTTCAAGATTAGGAATTCTTTTGCCTTCTTCCCATTGTTTTATAGAGAAAGGAGAAACATACAAGATTGCAGCGAATTCGTTTATATCAAAATTTCTTTGTAATCTTATTTGCTTAATTCTATGAGCGATTTCTTTCTTATTTTCTTTAGTTATTACTCTAGAATTCATTTTTAGCTCCTTTCAGCATAGCGTTTAAACGATCATCAACTTTTATCCAGCTATCTTGTAAGATATATTTTTCGTCGAATGACTTAACGCCTATGTTGTGCTGTTCTTGGTGGTGTCGTCTGCATAAAGCCAACACTTCATAATCGTAATGCTGCATCTTCTTACGGTTAGCACCACGTCCTATTGCGTAGTGATGTGCAAGGTCAGCGTTTGATTCCCCACATAGTACACAGTTTCGATTGACCGTTGCCCAGTACAACATAGCTTTATCTCCACTTAGCAATTTGCTCGTTTCTACTCTCATTGGTATTTGGTGATGGAACATAAAAGCTATAATCAACTCTATTAATTCACTCGCTATTCTCATTGAACAGTCACGTAAACTTATTTCTTCGTAACCATTCATAATTTCAAGTTCTGCTTGAAACCTTTTCCTTAGTGATTCCACAGGTTCTCCCCAGTGCAACTCAATATCTCTACATAATGCAAAAATCTTTTTACGTTGATCTATTGATAATTTTTTGTTATCAGGTACTTCAACTTCTGCAATGAGTGAGTAACCATTTTCTAATAAGTCGATATGACTTTGTTCTAATTCAACACCAGTAGCAACGACGGAATAAGTACCGTCGTTATCTCTCTGGTATCTTGTAATACGCTGCATTTAATCACGTCCTAGAAAGGTAAATCATCATCACTAATATCAATCGGTCCATTAGCATTACCAAAAGGATTATCTTGTTTTGTCATTGGCGTTTGCTGTCCGTTGGCTTGTTGTTCACGTTGTTTCATTTCATCAGTTTTAGGTTCGGGTTTATTTACGATTTCGTCACCTTTGTTCCAAACTTTTACAAAAGATAATCTGACGAAATATTTACCTTGATCTTCGTTAAACTTATTTTTAAGTACGATTGTTCCCATTTTGTTTATTAATCTGTCTGTATCGAAAGTTAAATCAGGTAAATTAAGTTGAATTCCTAGTCTGCTTAATAATTCAATGTATTGTCTTTCTTGGAAATCTTGTTGGAATGGTGGTACAAATTGATTGTGTTTGTATTGTTTACCTTCGTTATTTTCAAATACGATAGTGAAATATCTTCCTTCTTTGTCGTTAAATTCAACGTCTTTAACTTTTACTGTGAATTCTCCTGCTCCTAAGAAGTCTCCACCTTTCATAAATGCCTCTTGATTAGTTTCTTTAGTGTGTTGCGCTTGTCCTGTAATTTTCATAATTTTATACCGTCCTTATTAGTTATTTTTAATTTCCATTTCTAATTGCTTCTACTACGTCTGTAATGCTTGGGTTTTCAAATTTCTTATTGTTAATTTTTATATTGCTTGCATGTCTTATTTTTGTTTCAAACAAGTTAGAGGGTTCAGCGTTAAGTACATATTCATATGACTTTTGGCCATTTTCCTCATGTTCTTCGATAGTCATTCTTGCTAAAACATCTGATTGACTTACAACTGCTTTTCTTATTTGATCTTGTGCCTCAATCGTGATAGTGGGATTAATCGTGCTACCTTCATCGTCTTTATCTTTGTTGATACCTTCATGACCGCTTATTGCTAAATGGAATTGATATTGTTCTTGTAACTTAGAAACATATCTGTACATATGCACAATGCGTGTTGCACATTCTCCCCAATCATTAAATGTCGGTTTCTTAGTCTTACCATTCATAATGTCGTCAATAGTGATATCGCGTAGTTTCTGTATTGTTTCAATCACTACTACGTCTATTCGCTTTCCGTTTTCTCTTAGTTTCTCAATTACTTGAGGTAACATTTTTATTACATAAGCAAAGTGTTTGTAGTTTTTGATTTGTACTACTGCACCATCTTCTGTAACGGTTGTTCCATCTTCATTAATGTCGAGCACAAGTGCGTTATTGTCTTTAGTTAAAAAAGTTGTTTTACCTGTACCGAATTTTCCGTATATGGCAAATTTGTAAAATTTATTAGCATTTTGCTTGCTGATGTCTTTTACTCCAAGTTGAGTTAGGATATCCTGTTCTTGTTTTTCTTCTGCCATTTATCTCACCCTCAAACTTCTATTTTGTTTTAGTTCTACTCCTTTGAGTTCTAAACCACCTTTAACAGCTTTCAACAACTCTTTTTTATCTAGCTTAGGTTCTTGTTCGACGTAATATTGTTTAGGTATTAAACTTTCATCTGTGACATCTAAGCTAGGTGGGTTGTTAGCAATGCTGTACGAATTAAGCGCAGTTTTGAACTTCTCTTTTCCAGTTTGTTCCATGACTTCCTGTAAACTTTCTTTTAAACGTTTGACACCGTTTTGGTTAGAAGTTTTACGTTGTCTTAATCGTTTTATTTCTTCGTCTATAGCATTGTTATCTGCTTCTAAAGACTTAATGACTGCTACATATCCATCTGCTTTATCTTCGATAGCATCATTAATACTTGCTAGCGTATCTTTTAAAATTTGTTCATCTTCTTGTTCTGCAATAAGGTCGTAAACTTGTTGGTAACTATCTTTTAATTCAAATAAATTACTCATCGATTAAACACTCCCCTGCAATGACATCTTTTGCTAATTCAAAATTTCTTTGTAATTCTTTATCTGTGAAAAATTCGTAGAAATTCAGATGATTACAGTCACTTTCATATTTTTGAGAATAGTGCCAAAAGGTAATACCAACTTCTCCATTATCAAAAGTATGAAATTCTGCTTTCACTTTTTCATCACTATTCAAAATCAATTTATTTAAATCATTGGCCGTTTTTAATAATTTGCGTCTCAACTTGACTACCTCCGTATATTTTGATTAAATTAAGTTGTATATTTTGATTAGATTCTGACTGTTACTTGTTGGCGCAAGTTTCAGTCTTTTTTGTTATCTCAAGCCACTTTTCCCAGAAGAATGTGCTAAAGATTAGCGTTAGCATCGCAATTCCTAATACCGTTGTAAAACCACCTCCTAAAAGTAATGTGATGATCATTGCGATAAACATAGTCATATAGCTTAGTAAGTACTTCATTCATCATCCTCTCCTTTCATTTCTAACTCTTCTTTCATTTCTAAAAGTTTTTCGATATATCCTCTCTCTAATGCGAAATCAAATAACATTTGTTGAATGTGTGGTGGCATAAAAACCATTCCTTTCGTGTATAATTAGAAAATAAGTGATCCATTTTTTGCATTTTCTTCATTTACAATTTTTGTTAATTGTTTTTCGTCTATACTGGCACTAACTTTTACTGTTCGTTTTCTATCACTTCTAATCTCCTCCGCCAAGATGACGATTAGGAGTGCTATTTTTAGTTTCTTTAGCATTGCTAAACCTCCTTTTCTATTACTGGTAAAATGTCATGTTCTTTCAGTAACTCGTAGATGAATAAACGGCCTTTTTGCGTCCACTTGGTATTCATTCTTACTGATGTACTCCCATCTTTATGCTCGATTTCTGTAGTTGATGAATGTGTGTAACCTTTAGCGTGTAGGTTAGAATATAATAACCACTGTCCAGATTGTTTATATTGAACTTTCAGTTCATGCAGTAACTTGTTTAACGCTTGAGCCGACATTCCGTAATCTTTAGCAATCTGACCCACTGTAACTAAACTTTTATTGTTTAAAATTGTGTCTAGATAAGATGCTTTAGGTTCGTATTCGGCAATCTTTTGTTTTTGCATACTGTTTTCTAGTTGTAACTGTTGTTTCTCTTTTTGTTCCTCTATCCAAAGTTCAGCACGTTTGACTGGATCCTCAATCATGTAACTTGCGATTGGATGAGAAATTTGGCGTTCCATTTCGTTAAATTTATTGATATACGCCATCTTGAAATCGTTATGACCTTGAATATTGAACATGTATAAAGTGAAACCGTCTTTAGTTAGTAAGTATTCTTTTTGTTTTCGACCTCTTGAATCTTTATATTCACTAGGGATAATTAATGCGTCCACATTTGGACTCATTAAAAGTTTTTCTAAATCTCTTTTTACATGTTGATGTTGTTTTTCTAATTCGCTCGCTACTACTCGACTAGAAACTACTGCCCCTAATTCCGAGTTGTTTTCAATTTGTATTTTTTGTAATGCTTGCATATTATTTATGCTCCTTTCTGCTATAATCCTTGATAAAGGAGGTGGTTTTATGAAAAACGTTTATGCTTGTTTACTTGGCGAATGGATAAATCTATCTGAAACAAATGATGTTGTAATTGATAACGCATATACAGATGCAAACCTTTGGTATAAAGAACAAATCGATAACTTGTTCAATTTCAACTACATCAACATTAAAATTGATAATGTGAATTACCGAATCCACCCTAGTTTCATTCAAGTTTTAACTAAGTGATTTTTTAATTACTTCACAGCTATGACTGTCAAGCTCAACCTTGACGGTCTTATGGCTGTAAGCTCTGTTAACTTCTTGCACTAATCTATCCCATTCATATTTAGGAGTGCCGTCTATTATTTTTAGAATTTCATCTAGTTTTTCTTCTTCCATTCTGTTTCACCTCCTTATTAAGTTGTTTGTGGCTCTCGTTTCATTTTTGAGACATTGTGATTAAAAAAATAATCATCCATACTAATATCTAAAACATCGCAAATCGCACTTGCTTCATCAATAGTAAAATTGCTTTTGTTTTTATTAATCTTTTGACTAAAGCGTGAAGGATTCATACCAATCATGTTAGCGACATCTTTATGAGAATACTTACTCTCATCAATGAAATTTCGTAAATCTTGATATCTCTTTTTATTCATGTTTTTATCACCTCTTTCGTCTCATTTATGAGATTACACTAATTACTATACAAGGCAACTGTTTCGTTGTCAACGAATAAATTTCATTTTTGAGAAACAAATTTGTAAAATGTGTTGCAAATATGAGAACAAACTTATATAATAAGTTTGTAAAAAACAAACAAGGAGTAAAAACATGACTAATTTCTCAGACAACCTTAGTAAATTAAGAAAATCACGTGACTTATCATTAAAAGAATTGAGTGACAGACTTAATGCAAAATATGAAGTTAAATTTTCAAAAGCATCAATAGATCGATGGGAAAAAGGTGTTACTAGCCCTTCTATGGAACATGCTAGCGCGTTATCGGATTACTTTAACGTATCTTTGGATGAGTTAAGTGGAAGAAAAGAAATGAAAATCGAGGAACCTCAAACACTAGCCGCGCATTTAGAAGGCGAGCTAAAAAAGGAGGATGTGGACTATATTTTAAGTTTGATTGATAGATTTAAAAACGAAGATAAATAAAGGGATTGATTTTATTGTCACATTACGAAGAATTACTTACTAAGAATGAACACATTAAAATTAAAGACACACACTCGTTACCTAATGGATATAGTGGTTTTTATAAAGATGGAGTAATACTTATCGATAAAAACCTGTCTGAAAGACGTAAAGCTGAGGTATTATACGAAGAACTAGCACACCATAAACTTACATATGGAAACATCTTAGACCAATCTAAATTCAACAACCGTAAATTTGAAAACTACGCTAGGCGTTACGGGTATGAAACCGCTCTACCTTTGCGCATTATTGTGGAAGCGCATAACTATGGTGTTAGTAACTTATATGAATTAGCTGAATATGTTCAATTAAGCGAAGAATATATATCAGAAATATTGAAACATTACAAAAACAAATATGGCATTGGAACTAACTACGGAGAATACTTAATTACATTTGATCCGTTAAGAGTTTTTAAATATAAAGAAATATAAAAAAGGAGAAACGTAGAATGAAAAAGGTTTTATTTTTAATATTTGCAAGCTTATTAGTATTAGGTGCATGTGGACAAAATGGGGATAACTCGAATAAAGATGATAATAAGAAGTCTGAAAGTAAATCAGATAAGAAGTCGAATGGTCCGAAGAAATCAGATAGTAAGAATGAATCAAGCAAAAACACTAATGACGATAAACAACAATCTAGTTCAGATGGTATTAACAATGATACTACTAGCAATAAATCTGAAAGCACATCTAAAAATGACAATAGCAAAACTCAAAGTAATAATGGTAATAATGAACGATCACAAGGTAAACAAGCTCAAGCAACACAACAAAAAAACAATCAGCAACAAGCTAATAACAACCAACAAATGCAAAATAATAATGGTTACATGACCCAATCAGAAATTGACGAATGGAATAGAACGAAAACAACTACTCACAATGAGTCACAAATGGAGAAAGTACCGCAAAATAATCAAAATCAAGGTGTAGATCGTAGAAGTTTTAAAGAACCATTACCACGTTCAACTACAAATGGAGTGGCAAATGAGGCGTGGGACGGAAAAATATAATAATTCATGGGTAGTCCACCTACCCTTATTATTTTTTTACTTTTTTAAGGGGTGATGAATTATGAACGTAGCTATTTACGTTCGTGTCAGGTCAGTACATTAGAACAAAAAGAGCACGGTTATTCTATTGAAGAACAAGAAAGGAAGCTTAAATCATTTTGTGAGATAAATGACTGGAGTGTATCAGACGTATTTATCGACGCTGGTTTCTCTGGTGCTAAGCGTGACAGACCGGAATTACAACGTATGATGAATGATATTAAAAGGTTTGATTTAGTTTTAGTGTATAAGTTAGATAGGCTTACACGTAATGTACGTGATCTACTTGATTTATTAGAGGTATTCGAACAGAATAACGTAGCGTTTAGAAGTGCGACAGAAGTTTACGATACATCTACAGCTATGGGTAGACTATTTGTTACATTAGTTGGCGCTATGGCAGAGTGGGAAAGAGAAACCATTAGAGAGCGTGTTATGATGGGTAAACGCGCAGCGATTAAACAAGGCATGATACTTACACCACCACCCTTTTATTATGATCGTGTAGATAACACTTACATTCCTAATGATTATAAAAAAGTAGTTTTATGGGCATACGACGAAGTGATGAAAGGTAATAGTTCAAAAGCTATAGCTAGAAAATTAAACGATTCAGATATACCACCTCCTAATGGCAAAAGGTGGGAAGATAGAACAATAACGAGAGCACTAAGAAACCCTATAACAAGAGGTCATTATACTTGGGGAGATGTATTTATAGAAAACTCTCACGAGCCTATTATTACCGAAGAAATGTATCAACAAATAAAAGAAAGATTAGAAGAAAGAATCAACACTAAAATAGTAAGTCATGTATCAGTATTCAGAGGTAAATTTATTTGCCCAAGATGTGGTGGCACATTAACACTGAATACAGTGACAAGAAAGAGAAAGAAAGGTTATGTTACCTATAAAACGTATTATTGCAACACATGTAAAGCTAAAAAGGAGAGTTTCGGTTTTTCAGAGAATGAAGCATTGAGAGTGTTTCGTGACTACCTATCTAAACTAGACTTAGAAAAATACGAAGTAAAGACAAAACAAAAAGACGATGTCGTTACTATTGATATAGACAAAGTCATGGAACAACGTAAAAGGTATCATAAATTATATGCTAAAGGGTTAATGCAAGAAGAAGAATTATTTGAATTGATTAAAGAAACAGACGAAACAATCGCAGAATATGAAAAACAAAAAGAATTAGTACCCAGAAAATCACTAGATATAGATAAGATAAAAAAATTCAAAAATGCATTGTTGGAATCATGGGAAATATTCTCGTTGGAAGATAAAGCAGATTTTATTAAGATGGCTATTAAATCTATCGACATAAAATATGTAAAACTTAAAAATAGGCATTCTATTAAAATAAGCGATATAGAATTTTATTAA